TCAGCGCATTTCACGGCCCAGCCAGATTGCCTTGCCGATGATTCTGATGCCGTCGGCCAGGTCGCCGCGTGCGTCGATCTCCAAGGGCTCGTAGGCCGGATTCAGGCTCTTGAGCACGATTTTGCCGGGCTTGGAGTCCACCATCTTGATATAGACCAAGTCCTCAACGCCGATGGCGAACATTGCGCCTGGCCGTGGCTGTGTCTGGCTTTGGTCGATGAGCACGACGTCGCCGTGGTGGATTTCCGGCTCCATGCTGTCCCCCTCGACGCGCATGAGAACCATCTGCGATATCTGCCCTTTGCGCGTAAGGAAATCCGAGCGGAAGCCGTAGCGCCGATCCGAATCCCCCCCTGTCTCAAAGCTCCCGGTTCCCGCCGAAATGCGGGCCTCCACCAGCGGAACGTAGACCATGTCCACGTCGCAGAGTGGCCGTGGCCTACGGCAGTTCTCCAATAATTTTAAAGCTTCGTCCACCTCGTCGGTCCCTACGAGGGCGGGTTCATCAAGTGCCTTGTGGCCCGGTTTTTTGGCCGATCGCACGGGGTCTTTTCCCATGAGAAGCCAACCCGGCTCGATGTCGAACTTCTCACAGATGGACACTATAACAGCTGACCCAGGCGTTTGCTTGTCGCGCTCATAGCCGCCAATTGCCGCCTTGCTGACGCCAACCGCGTCTGCAAAGTCATCTTGGCTCATTGCTCCGCGCACCAATTTAATACGTGATCCTATGCTCATAGGGCTTCCGAGTTTGTTTGCCCGAAGTCGGAAGTTAAGTCGGAAGTAGGCCAGCAGCGCAACGTACTAAAATAGCTATAGAACTACTTTTTTAAAGTTTTTTGAACTCAGAAGCTACTTTAGTATTGCAAGCGGACACTATTTCGCCTAAATCTGACTTGCAGGCGGTAGACATAGACCTTCGCTAAGTCATCTCTACACGCCGCGCACAATAGGGTCAACGTCCACGCCTCAATAACGATTGGACGTGCCCCCCACCTCAAAGCGGACGGCGAACATGCGGCAGGCATCACTCCTTGAAGACGATCACGGCAAGCTGGCCGGACTGGTCCCGGCCATGCGGGCGGCCATGAACCGCGCCGCTGGCGAGGACGAGGCCGGGCGCAAGCTGCTGGTCGATCGCATCAACGCCGTTGCGCGCGAGGCTGGAATACGGCTCACCGCCGGAAGCGCCAAGGTCATCAGCAAAGACACCCTCGACAAGTGGCTGAATCCCAACGACCGCGACCACACGCCTGGCGTGCTGGCCGTGGCGGCGTTCTGCGCGGCCACCAGGGACGTGGGCGCGCTGCGCGTGCTGCTGCAAGCCCTGGGGCTGGACGTGATGACGGCGGAGGACCGGAAACACAGGGACTACGGCAAGGCCTGCCTGGCGGAACGCGAGGCCCGGAAACGCAAGAAGATGCTGGAGGACGCAATATGAATCGTGTGGAGTGTGGGGTGGCGCGCAACCGGGTGCGCCGTCGCATCCAGGAGCGGCTGGACGCTCGTGGTTTCAACATGGCCTCGTTTGGCCGCCACATCGGCGTGGCCAGGCAAACGGTCTACGCCACCATCGTGGGCGAGAAGCACAGCCGCAAGGTGCTCTATGCCTTGAAGGAGCTGGGTGTGCCGGAAAAGCTGTTGTTCATCCCCGAAAGCCGGGGAGGAACGGAGAGCCACGAGGAGGCGGCGTGATGCTGCCCGTGAACCTTGCCCCGGATCTCCACAGCAATCCTTTCTAGGACTCCGTCTGAATTGGCGCACGATGCACAAACCCCAGGACAGGCCATGATCGCAGTCAAAGACGCTTATACCTCCGCCGAGCTGGCACCCGTGCTCGCGCTCACGGGGCGGGCCATCCAGCTCCGCGCCAAGCGTGAGTCCTGGCCCTCTCAGCCCCGCGCCGGGCGAGGCGGCGGGCGCGAGTACCTGCTGGCGAGCCTGCCGGAGGACGTGCGCGCGGCCATCGCTGTGGCCCAGGCCAAGGCTGCCCATGCCAATGCCCCGGCCTCGAATCCTGGCGCGGTTCCAGAGCTGGACGCCCGCCGCCGCGCCAAGGCTCTGGCCAAGGCCGACCTGCTGCGCCTGTACCTGGACTGGCAGCGCCGCCACGGGGCCACCGTGCTCGCCAAGGAGGACTTTGTGGGGGCGTACCGCGCCGGGGCCTGGTCCGAGCTGCTGCGGGAGCTGGGCGCGGCTGTGAGCTGGAAGAGCCTGGAGCGCTGGAAGCTGGCCCAAACGCGCGAGGGCTCGGCCCTTGTGCTGGCGGACAAGCGCGGCCTGGCGCACCGGGGCGTGTCCATGCTTTCCGACGCGCACCGCGAGGTGCTGCTCTACACAGCCCTGCACGCCAACAACCCCAAGATTTCCTACGCCATCAAGGAGGCGGAGCGCCTGTGCAAGGCGCGCGGCATTCAGCCCATCCCCTCCCAGGCCACCATGCGCCGCTTCCTCGACCGCTACATAGCCGAGAGCCACCAGCTGTGGACCCTGGTGCGCGAGGGCACAAAGGCCTGGAACGACAAGTGCGCCTGGTCCATCCGCCGCGACTGGGGCCTGCTGGAAGTGGGCGATGTGGTCATCGCCGACGGGCACGTGCTCAACTTCGAGAGCCTGAACCCGGCCACAGGCAAGCCCTGCCGCATGACCCTGCTGCTCTGGTTCGACGGGGCCAGCAACTACCCGCTGGGCTGGGAGGTCATGGCCACGGAGAACACGCAGTGCATCGCCTCCGCCTTCCGTCGGGCCTGCATCACCCTGGGCAAGATCCCCAAGGTTCCCTACCTGGACAACGGCAAGGCCTTCCGGGCGCGCTTCTTTGAAAGCGTCAGTGATTTCAACCAGTGCGGCATCGTGAGCCTGATGGAGAGCGCCGGGGCCAGAGTCGGCACCAGCGGCCTGTTTGAGGAGCTGGGCATCAGCCCGGTGCACGCCAAGCCCTACCACGGCCAGAGCAAGCCCATTGAGCGCTTCTTCGGCACCCTGCACGAGCTGGAATCCTGGGTGCCAAGCTATGTGGGCAACTGCATCGACGCCAAGCCCGCGCGCACCAAGCGCGGCGAGGACCTGCACCGCCAGGCCTACGAGCGCATGGGCGGCCGCCCCCTGACCCTTGAGGAGACGCACAAGGCCCTGGCCATGTGGTTCGACGAATACGTCCGCACGCCCAGCCGCGCCGCCCATCTGAATGGCCGCACGCCCCTGGAGGTGTTCAGCCAGGGCGTGGGGCCGGGCGTGGATCTGGCCCGACTCGACCTGCTCATGCTCTTCAAAGAGGTCAAGGGCATCTCCAAGCACGGCGTGTCGCTTCGCGGCAGGCACTACTTCCACCCCATGCTTTCCGACCGCCGCCACAAGTGCCTGGTGCGGTTTGACCCCCAGGCCCTGGACTCCGTGCTGGTCTACGACCTGGACGGCAAGTTCCTCTGCGAAGCCCGCGACATGGGCACAGAGCACCCCATGGCAAACATCCTGGGGACCCAGGAACAGCGCGAGACGCTGCAAGAGAAGCTGGCCTTCCAGAAAGAGCAGAAGGGCCTGGTGTCCGCCTCGGCTAGGGAAATGCTCAAGCGCGTGGTGCTGCCCGAAGCCAACCGCCGCATGGAGGCCCTGGAAGCCAGCAAGGCCATAGAGGCCCAGCGCGCCGAGCGCCCCATGCTGGAGGCCGTGCCGGTGATCTCCGCCGAGGAGCGTGCCCGCATCGAGGCCGCCCGGCAGCGTGGCCTGGAAGCGGCCAAGGCCCGCCCGGCCTATGAGCAGCGCACCCGCTTCGGCAGCCCGCTGGAGCGCTACGCCTACCTGTTCCACATTGAGGTTGAGCAGGGCATCGCGCTCACCGCCGAGGACGCCGCCTGGGCGCGCAAATACGAGCTTTCCGATGAATACCGTGAAGTCGCGGCCAAGCGCTACGAGCCGCTGCGCCGCCTGTTTCGCAAGACCGCATAAGCCAAGGGGGAACACGTGAAGAAGGGAATTTTCATTGAAACTGAGAACGTGAGCCGGTTCGAGGCGGTGATGCGCCAGGCGCTCGACACCGAGAAGGGCAGGCCGGGCATGGTTTGCGTGTACAGCGCGGCGGGCCTGGGCAAGACGCTGGCGGCCGAGCGGCACTACGCGCAGCACGGCGGGGCCTATGTGCGCGTGTGGGAGGACTGGACCCAGCAGGCCTTTTTGCAGGCTATCTGCTTTGAGCTGACCGGCAGCCGCCCGCACGGGTCCGACCGCTGCAAGTGGGCCATCTGCGAGGCCTTGGCCGACAACCGCCGCGTCATCTACGTGGATGAGGCCGACCGCCTGAACATCAAGCGCATTGAGGATTTGCGCGACATCTACGTCTACACCGGCGTGCCCATTGTGCTCATCGGCGAAATGGGCCTGCCCACCATGCTCTCCACCCGCGCCCGCGTGGATGACCGCATCCCCGGAGAGTACCGGGTGGAGTTCGCCGGGATCACCCCCACCGATGTGATGCTTTATGCCCAGGAGGCCGCAGGGCTCGCCATGACGCCGGAGGCCTGCGCGCTGGTGGCCAAGGGCACCAAGGGCAACTTCCGGCGCGTGCACAACGTGCTGCTCTCCCTGGAGCAGGCAGCCCTGGCTGCGGATGCCGCCGAGGTCGACGCCGACATGGTGAAGCGGGTGCGCGCATGAAAACACACGACATGGACCGGCTGCGCGACGTGATCCTGGGCCTCTCCGAGGGCGGGCGGCGCACCATCAGCAACGTGCTGCTGTACCAGACCCTGGGCCTTACGGACGAGCCGAGCAAGAAGCGCCTGCTGCGCCAGATTCAGGACATGACCGTGCGCGGCGAGCTGGTGCGCCTTGGCCCCGGCGAGCTGCGCTACGAGCCCCAGGCCCCCAGCAACCGCTACGGCAAGCTGTACGAGCGCATCTGGCGGGTCATCCGCGCCAAGCAGCCTGGCTTTTCGGTGCAGGACATCGCCCTGACCACGGGCGCTGGGGAGAACCACGCCTACAAGTACCTGCGCTGGCTGGAAAAGCAGGGCTATCTGCGCCGCCATGGCAAGAGCGGCAACTCCGCGCTGTATGCCGCCTCGTCCACGGGCAGGGCCACGCGGGAAACCCCGTATCCGCCGCTTGGCGTGGGCGACCCCTATGAGGCCGAGCGCAACAGCGCCTGCCACTTGGTGCGGCTGCTCATGGAGCGCGACCCCGCAAGCGAAAAGGCGAAGATCGTCCAGAACTGCCGGACCATCCTGGACCGGTTCGAGACTGCGCCCGGCAAGGGCAAGGAGGCCTCATGATCTCCGACAAGATCGACTCCGTGAGCAAGACCCTGCGCGGCCTGGGCGGCCAGGTCCACCCGGAGGTCTACGAACTGCTCCGCCAGGCCTGCGCGGAGCTGGAGGACGCCAAGGCGAGCGCGCGCCGCCTGGAGGTCGCCACGCTCATCATCACCATCCCCGTCAACCACCTGATCAGACAATAAGGAGAAGACATGGCACCAAGAACCAAGCCCCAGCCCCTCATTATCGCCACCCTGGCCCAGGCCGACGAAGCCCTGCGCCAGCTGGCCGAGATTACCCGCGAGCAGGCCGCCATCGACCAGGGCCTGAACGAGCGGATCGACGCGCTCAAGGCTTCGGCCAAGGCCCAACTGGAGCCGCTGACCGCCTCGCGCAAACGCCTGGAGGACGCCCTGGCCGTGTTCGGCACGCAGACCAAGGCCGAGCTGTTCCCCGAGCGCAAGCGCAGCCAGGAGCTGACCTTCGGCGTCATTGGCTTCCGGCGCGCCACGGCCTTGCGGCTCATGGCCAAGCGCACCTGGGGCAGCGTGCTGGAGCGCCTGGAGGCCCTGGGCTTCACCTCGGCAATCCGCACCAAGCGCGAGGTGGACAAGCCCGCCATGGCCGACTGGAGCGACGAGCAGCTGGAGACCGTGGGCGTGAAGCGTGAGACCGCAGACGAATTCTACATCGAGCTGAAGCAGGAAGAGCTGGCGAACAAGGCGGCCTAGGCCGGGATCAAGCAACCACGCCATGACGGCCTGTAACCATTAACCCCGAGGAGCACGAACCATGACCAAGAAAGACCTGATCAACAAGATTGCCGAGGAATCCGGCCACAAGAAGGCGGACGTTGAGAAGATTCTGGACAGCCTGGCCAGCGTGGCCGCAGCCGAGCTGCTGGGCGGCGGTGAGGTGCCCCTCACCGGCCTGGGCAAGCTGAAGGCCAAGGAATGCAAGGCGCGCGAGGGCCGCAATCCGAAGACCGGCCAGCCCGTGAGCATTCCGGCCAAGACGAGCGTGAAGTTCTCGGTCGGCAAGGAGCTCAAGGACGCCCTGAAAGGGTAAAGCGAAACCGCCCCCCGGCCATTCGGGGGTGCGGTCGTCCAGGCGTGGCGGCCTGGGCCTGATGAGCAGCCACAAGAGCAGGAGGGGGCAAGGAATCTTGCCCGGAAACCATGGCAGAACGCAGAGAAAAACTCGGTTCCATTTCGCTACGGTTTGGCGGCAAAAGCCGCGTCTTTGACGTGTACCCGTCCTCGGCGTGGCCAGACCGGCCCGAGGCGGACACCGGCCTGTACCGGCTGTGCGAGTGCGAATACGAGGGCAAGAAGAAGCGCCAGCGCTGGTTCAGCGTGGGCGGGCAAAAGTACACGTTTTTCACGCCAGAGGCGCTGGGCCAACTGCTCGCCAAGGGTCTGACCGAGTCCGACTGGCTGGAGACGCTCCAGCGCCCCGCGCCCAAGCTCCGCGCAAAGGACTGGGTGCGCTGGCATGCGGCGGACTACCGCTCGCACCTGCTGCACCTGTCCACGGACCCCTTCCTGTGGATCGACGGCCAATGGCGCGTGCTCATTCGTGACTTGCAGCTCGGCCAGCGGATGCTCTGCTGTGACGAACTGACCCTTGTGGACCGTTTTGGGCGGGAGGTGCGCTCATGATCTTCGACACCCGCAAGAGCCTGTTGGCCAAGATCCACATCGCCAAAAAGCAGCTGGGCCTGGACGACGCGACCTACCGCTCCATCCTGGCCAGGTTCCGCGTTGAGTCCTCCAGGGACCTGGACGCCAAGGGTCTGGAGAAGCTGGTAGACCATATGGCTAGGCTGGGGGCCGAGTTCACCTCCGCCACACCCAAAGCCAAGCCTGGCTACCAGGCCCGGCCTGCCCAGCGCCGCTCGGAGTTCTACGAGATCCCCGACGGCCCGCGCGCCAAGGTCAAGCGCTACATCGCGGCCATGTGGCGCGAGCTGGGCTACGACATGGTCTCCCTCGACACGCGGGTGCAGCGTGAATTCGCGGTGGATGCCTTCCGCTGGCTGGAGGACGAACAGGGGCTGCACCGCCTGCTCACGGATCTGGAGAAGCGCCTGAAGGCCAAGGACCGGGCCAAGGCCCAGGCTGACGACGAAGCAGGGGCTGCACAGGCGTGAACGCTCTGCCTCAAGCCGAGCGCGACGCGCTGCGCCAGGCCATCTTGGCCAAGCATCCCACGGTGTACGCCTTCTGGAAGGCGCACCAGCACATGATCAGCAAGAGCGTGGTGTTCCTGGTGCTGCGGGGCACCTATCCCGGCCACCAGAGGCGGCAGGTGGAGCGGATGCGCGTGCTTTTGCGCGGGGCCGTGCAGGGCGCAGGCCCCCACGCGCTAAGCGAGGACGAGATCGTCTCGGCGCTGGAGCGTGTGGCCTGTGCGCGCTGCCCCAGGCAAAACCGGAGAAATCGCCACCGCTGCAAGGCTTGTTTGGCCTTGTGGCGGGCGCAAGCCCAGGAAATCGGCAGACTAGGGGGAACACCATGAATTTGCGAGACTTTGCACGCACAGTGGTGACGCTGTTGGACAAGGGCTACATGCCCTATCCCTGCCAGGTTCCCAGGGACGTGTACGAGGCCCAGCGCTGCGCCGCGCCCGCCCGTGCCGTGTGGTTCGTGCGCCCGGCCAGCGAGGCGCACAAGATGACGCGCTACCATTGCCTTGGTTGCCGCAAGCGTTGCGTGCTGGTGGACCCGCAGGGCTTCCAGGCCGTGTTGCCGTTGCGTACCCGGCCCGCGCCCGTGGCCCTAGTGGAGGCGCGGCAGCTGACTGCGTTGGACCTGGTGCGCCTGGGGCGTCCGTTGCGGGTGGCCGAGGCCGCCTGGGTGCTCAATGTTTCCGATTCGCAGATGTACGAATGGATCGACGAAGGCATGCTTGAGCGCGTGCCCGGCACGCCCCTGCGCGTAACGCCGGAATCGGTGCAGCGCCTCTTACTGCCTGAGTCCTGATTCTCTCCACCAATCCCATACCATCCTGGCGGCAAAGGGCTGCAAGAGGGCATTCTCGCGGCTGACGCAACGAGAGTTCCCCCTCTTGTGCAATTATGTGCTGGCCGGGGTGGGGCGGGTGGCGGAGTGAGGGGGGCTAAAGAGGCGCGAGCAATTCGAGAATTGCCTCAAGCGCACAGCCTTTCGGCAACACGCCTGTCAGATGCCAAGTGAGCCAATCGTCCATGATCCCTAAAGCCGCATCGGACAGCCTCCAGGGCTGTGGCTCTAATGACATGTAGTGACTTCCGATCGGCTGGAGATGTTCAACTCGCATCAACGATTCATTGGCACCGCCAATAGGGAGCTGATCCCAAAAGTACTGGCGGTACTCGCCGTGTCGTACTCGATCAACAAATGCCTGGGGATATCCTGAACGTTTGCCTGTCCCCTCATCCCTTCCGAAGAATGGTGCCCCTAATAGCGCGGGGGCGGACATGTAGCCTGGCTTGCCTGCCATCAAGCCGTGCGGAATTGCCTGCCCAGGCTCGGCCAGTATCAGAATCGGGCGTTTTTTGGCGCGATAGACCGCAAGAACTTCATCGTTTTGGCATACTAAACCCGCCACCGGCAGCTTTGATGCCTCGGGAGGTGCGTTGACGTTTAACGGTTTGATTTCGCATTCCGCGAGGGTATGTTGCCGATCATCATCCGCCCTGCCGGTAGGCACCAGGACGTAGGGCAGTTGATCCACATACGGGACAAATGCTTTTACAAGACGGCCACGGCGAATGGTGGTGTCTGTCTCCGCCACCCACCAATCTTCCCCAAGGATGCCCTGGACGGAGTCGTCAGGATAGGTCTGGGTCATAGCGAGCCTTTGATTTCCAGACCTCGGAAGAAATCGAGCACGTACATTTTCCGGCCACAATACCGGCACCTGCAGCCTCGTCGAGCGCAGCCAATCCCTCAAAGAAAATGTCGTCGTAACGCGGTGCGCGCACGGGAGCCATCGTTTGAGCGGCCTCCCGCTTCGTGGCTAGCCGCTTCTTTATCTCCACCCTGGCAGCTTCGACTTTTTCTTTGAAGCGCTTCTGCTGCTTAATCGATAGCGCCACAGTCGGGCTTGGTGGCGCTATCGGTTGTGGAGTTACTACAGCGGGCAGGAAATTTAGCGATTCACCAGGGGCGGCGAGCAGCATAGGAACCGTGGTGTAAACATTGTGGAGCAGTTCTTCGGTCCCGGCCCCGAACTCACGAACGGCACGATCAATAGTCGTGGTTAAGGCCCAATTGAGTTGCGGCTTGAGCTGTTCTTCTAGGTCCTTATCCTCAAGCTTCCATTGGATGAATTCTCCAAACTTGGCGCTTTCCAGTATTTGTTTCTCGGCATGGATGGCCGTGAGGGCTGGCTCGATTCTCTGAAAGACTTCAACAGCCCATGGCCCAAAATGGTGAAACCGCCATGGAGCGCCAGTGAAGGTTTCTCCCCCATGGCACTTCGCGTATTCAAGGTCTGCGAGGTAGACATATTTTATGAAGTGGATTGGGCGCAACTCATTGCGGCCAAAGCCCTGACGGCTGGCGACAGCCAGGATGTACTGGATGAGAAGATCTGTTTTAGCGATGTCCATAAGGTGTTCCAGGAAAATGCTGCCTATCCGGTGGCTGCAAGGCCTGTGCCTTATACTTGGCTCCACCGTGGTGTAAAGGGGTAAGACCTCGCCACCGGAGCCAGCCATGCCCTATGCCTATTAGCTAACCCTAATACAACCACAGATCCAGTCAAGGAGGCTCATCCTCGGCGCTGAGCCTCTGATCGACGAAAGCACGCCCCTGCGCGTGACGCCGGAATCGGTGCAGCGCCTCCTGCTGCCTGAGTCCTGATTCTCTCCACCAATCCCATACCATCCTGGCGGCAAAGGGCCGCAAGAGGGCACTCTCGCGATTGACGCATCGAGAGTTCCCCCTCTTGTGCAACCGCGTGCTGGCCAGGGCGGTCCTTGCCAGCACGCGGCCCAAAGGGCGGGGCGAGGAGTGAACGAGGCCATGCAGGAGCACTATATTCCCGCTTGTGTGTTGGCGCAGCTGCCCGGCGTGCTGGCTCAGGTGGCGCAAGCCGCCGGGGTCAAGGCCGCATGGCAGCTCGCCCAGGCGCGCGGGGGTGGCCGGGCCTACATTCCCACGCCACAGGCCTTGCACGAAAAGCACTGGCTAACGCAAGCCGTTGGACTGGAGGCCTCGCGCGCCATTGCCCAGGCCTTGGGCGGTGGAGAGGTGGAGGTGCCCCTTGGCCCCTTTGCGGGCAACCGCGCCCAGGTTTGGGCGGCCATTGAACGGGGCCTAAACGCGGGCTTGTCCGTGGAGCAGGCCGCGCGGCAGGCGGGGGTGACGGCGAGGACGGTGCGGCGGCATAGGAGCGAGGGGACGGGGGGAGAGAAAGAGGGGTGGTGCAAGCTGCCGGGGGTTTAGACGCCCGCAACAATCTGGCTACCGCCATCATTTTTTCTGATATCAGGCGGTTACGATGTTGCATCGGTTCTATTTTTGAACTAGTAAAAGCGCATGCGCGACATTGATGTTAGACGGGCACTTCACGAGCAACTGCTCGTCCGCTTTAAGCAGGACGGGGATTCCCGTGTGCTTGACGAACTTGCCGTTGGCTATGACGAGGCGAGAGTGGACGTGGCCGTTATCAACGGAGCGCTGCACGGCTATGAAATAAAAAGCGATAGCGACACACTAGAGCGCCTGCCCCATCAAATCAAAGCATACTGCCAAGCCCTGGATTACGTAACTCTCGTGGCCTCTTCTAGACACTTGGAACGGGCCGAGGATATGGTCCCCGCATGGTGGGGCCTAGTGAGTGCGGAAAGTCTCCGTAGCGGTGGCGTCAAATTAAAGTCAGTGCGGCGCAGGAAACGCAACCCCAACATCACCCCACTGGGGCTGGCTGTTTACCTGTGGCGTGAAGAAGCCCTGGCCTTTTTGGAACAACGCGGTGAACGCGGCATTCGAGGGTGGACGAAGATACATCTTTGGGATCTTATTGCAGCCACGGCCACAGTCGTCGAGATTTCGTCCTACGTCCGCTCATGCCTCAAGACGCGGCCAGCGTGGCGAGTTGACGCACCACAAAAGTCACATGCTGATTTACCGCTACGGAAACCCACGTCCTCAAATTTCCAAGTGAACCTGTCCCCTCTGCACATGCATGGATGAAGGCATCCCCCCACGAGAAGTCTTTCCCTCTGAATTCAGGCTGCTTCATCAGTTGCCGTGAAAGTATGCGGAACTGCTCAAATCCATAGCTTGTGGCCCCTCTCTTCCCGCTTATGGCTCCGCCCTTAACGATAAGCCAATTGTTTTCTGCGGTGTAGCGAATTTTCCCGCCCAAAGTCATTTTGGTGTCAAAGACAACGTCCTCCGGGTAAGTTGCGGTGTAGTCCCCGAAGTCGGGGCACCTAACCAACCCTGGCTGGGAGCATATAGCCTTCCACAGGGGCCACTCTCTGCGCGAAACCGGAGTGATAGAGTCGCGGCGGTACTCCCCCATATTCCGGGGGGCAGATGTCGAGGCGAGGGCGAAAGAACGGAACCTAGCAAGCTCGGGCAACGAGGAGATGAACCCCGCAATGCCTTGAGTTAGAAGCCACGCAGGTAGCTCAGTATTGGCCCCCATGTCCAAAACCAAATCAACGGCTTCGGGCTCGATTTTGGTAGCAACCCGCATGGCGTTCAATTCGTGAAGAGGAGGCCGCTCCTCTTTGACGGGAAGTCGGAAACAAAGGCCATGCCCCATCTCCTCGGCGACGGATGAGCTGAACTTCATATATGGCTCTGTGCCTCCAGGGGTTATGACCGGGATGACAGCTTGCCCCTGCTCCTTGAAAGCCTTGTACAACGCCACGCAAACATCCAATGAAGAAGCAAAGTGCGAGAAATCCAGGGCACACGGAGTGGACCATTGCCAAGCTTTGCGAAGGTTCTTGGAGAGCTTATCAATTCTGCTTTCAATGCCAGTTTCAGCTTCTCCAGCCCCCGTCAATCGCAGTTCAAAAATAGGGCGCATGTGCGCCGCCACGGGTAGTCCAATCTTTGAAAAAGCAATTAATTCACCAAGCTTAGTCCTGATAATAGGAGTGTACATCATGCTATTTGCTCCCCGGATATGCTGATTCTGGTGCCTGTTTCTCAAGATATTTATGGATCGTTGATATCATATGTCACCACAAGCGTGAACATCAAGTACATTTTCCCATGATAACGGGCCATATGAAGCACCAAGAGCGCACTGGAGGTCTTCGCACGCACCGGGTGCCGACACATGTGTGCGGTAATGGCGGACGAAACGTTGGGAGAGACCAAACTGTCTATCTCATGTGAGACCAATCAGATAGGGTCGGAAAACCTTGCCCGCATGAGAATGTTGCTATACAGAATCTCTAATACGGATTTTGGGAGGGAGAGTCATGCCTCATTTGAGAAACCTTATCGTTTCAGCAGTTAACATAACCACCGAACCGCCTCATTCTGCAGAACGGTACAAGGCTATGTTTCAGTTGCTCAGGTCAATGACTCCGTCTGCTCTTGGCCGTATCGGGAAACACGAGCGTATCATGCTGGATTACTTCGCAGGAGATGCCTTATCACTTTCAGGTTCTTTCGCAAGGTTTACGCATATTGATCCGAACTCCCCGTGGTGGGACGCGGAAAATCGGGCTGCTATCCTTGATGAGAGCGGAAATCCTGTTCCCCAAGTAAGGCGTGGTATTGGTCCGAACTTGGAGCATATCTACTTTAGCTTTATCCCGGAAAGCCACCTGTTGGTTTTTGATACTCGCCACATTTCTCCAAAGCAGTTTGCTCGAGGGCTCCAAGAAATTGTGTCGAGGGATGAGATTACATCACAATTTGGCGAAATTGGGATCACAGTTGTTCCAAAACACGATGACATTGACAAGTTGTTGATGTTGCCAAGGAAGCGCCAAATAAGAGTTGTGATAACGTTGCCGAATGGTCCAGATGTTCCAGATACGCTAGAGGGTAGAATTAAAGTTAGATACGAGCGGATGAATGTTCGTAAGGCCGAGACAGTCCTCGTCGGGCAAACAGATCATAATATTGAGGTTGACGCAGAACTAAGAGCAGCTGTTAATGTTGCTGCTACAAATGGATTTGCTGAAGTTTCCTATGTTGGAGATTCTGGTGTCCTAGAAACTAAATCAACCAAGGATTATCCTCGGAAGGAAAAAGACAAGTGTTACCCTGACAAGTACTGGGCCTCGCTGCGCTGGCTTGCAGCTAAGTTTACGGGGAATCAGAGAGAGCATGATGCCAATGGAACAGAAAACATCACGCAATAG